ATTGGTAATGGATCACAACTAACTGGTATTACTGCTGGTGGCAGCAGTACAAGTATCAGTAATGGAACCAGTAACGTCAGTGTAGTAAGTTCGGGCGGCAACATCACTGTGGGCATAGGTGGCACTGGCAATGTAGTAGTCTGGGCCACAACTGGCGAATATGTCACTGGATTGATTAGTGCTACAGGTAATATTACTGGTGGTAATCTAGCAACCAGTGGGTCAGGTGGTATTATATCAGGTGCTGGAAATATTGTAACAACTGCTAACGTGTCAGCAACAGGCAATGTCACTGGCAACAATGTAATAGCCGGTACAATCAGTGCCACGGCTAATATATTAGTTACTGGAGCAGGTGGTACTATATCAGGGTCAGGTAATATCATCGGCGGTAACATAACCACATCTGGTATAAGCAACGCAGCCAGCTTTACTGGTACCATTGTGTCAGTTTCAGGTAACATAACAGCTGGCAACATAAGCACAGCTGGCAACGTGAACGGTGCTAATGTAGTTGCAACCACACTCAGTGCCACAGCAAATGTGGTTGCTAACAATGTAATGGCTACCAACATAGTCAATGTAGCCAGCCACACTGGTGCCGTGGTAAGTGTAACAGGCAACATCACCGCCAACAACGGCATATTCACCAACATAGTCAATGTGGCCAGCTACACTGGTGCTGCGGTAAGTGTAACAGGCAACATCACCGCCAACAACGGCATATTCACCAACATAGTCAATGTGGCCAGTCACACAGGTGCTGTGGTAAGTGTAACAGGCAACATTACCGGTAATAATATATCAGCAGTGAGCAATGTCATAGTTGCCAGCACAGGTACAGTGGCCATTGCTAACACAGGTGGTGTTGCTTTATCAGTAGCAGGTAATATTGTTAGTGGTAACGTATCAGCAACTGCCAATGTGCTTGGAGCCAATATCAATGGCACATCACTGTTTGTTACAGGTGCTGTTCAGTTTACAGGCACTACAACTAACATCAACATAGGTAATGCTGCTACCACAGGCACTATTATCATTGGTGGGACATCACAAACCACTGGCAATATTACACTTGGGCCTTCGGCTAATACCAGCAATATTGAAATTGGCAATGGTGCCACATTGAGTGGTAATATCAAAACTATCAATATTGGGCAAGGCGGTCTTGCAGGTTCTACCACAACAATACGCATTGGCCCAGTTACAGCAACCACAGCATCGGCCACAGCAACATTCAATACTGCCACCACAGTGATCATTGCCAATACGTCTGGTACAGCATTGAGTGTGGCTGGAAATATCACAGCTGGCAACATATCAGCAGTGGCCAATGTCACTGGTAGCAACTTGATACTAGCCGGAACAACAGGCACACTATCAGGAACTGGTAACATTATTGCCGGCAATATCTCGGCCACAGGATCAACAAACGCAGCCAATGCAATTATTTCAGGCAATGTATATTCGGCAGCATGGACCACAACAGGCATTGGCTTCCGTACTGTGGCAGCCACTTATTTTGATACCAGTACAGCAGCATCGGGCACAACAGCCACCAATCACATACATGTGTTAGCACAACCTAGTTTGTCAGCATTGCTGGGCGCCACCACCGTTACTACCGCAGCCACTTTGTACATTGCCAATGCACCAGCAGCTGGTGCCAACGTAACATTGACCAATCCGTATGCTTTGATTGTTGCTGCTGGTAATGTAAGTATGGCAGGTAACGTACAAAGCGGCAATATATCCACTGCAGGTAATGTGAATGGTGGTAACTTGATATCAGCAGCCTTAGTACAAGGTGCCACATTAAGCAGTTCTGGTAATGTGGTCACTGTGGGTGTAGCAGCAAGTGGTAACATATCAGCTACAGCCAATGTTCAGGGTGGCAATGGTGTATTCACTACAATCGTTAGTGCAGCCAGCCACACAGGTACTATTTTATCAATCACAGGTAATGTCACCGCAGCAGGTGGAACATTTGGATCAGGTAATATCTCAACCACAGGCAATATCCAAGGTGGCAATGGTGTATTCACTACAATCGTTAGTGCAGCCAGCCACACAGGTACTATTTTATCAATCACAGGTAATGTCACCGCAGCAAACGTGACCATCACTGGTACAGCAGCAGCAGGTTCAGGTGTGTTGATTGTTTCAGGTAATATACAAACCAGCACATCCAATGCCACAGCTAACATTGGTAATGCCAGTAACTATTTCAACAGACTATTTGCTCAAGCAACCACAGCACTGTATGCTGACTTGGCAGAGATGTACGTGGCAGATGCCAAATACGAGCCGGGCACTGTGTTGGTGTTTGGCGGCAACCAAGAAGTTACTGTAAGCACAGTCACACATGATTATCGAGTAGCTGGTGTAGTATCTACCAACCCTGCACACATCATGAATGCTGGGCTGCAAGGCGAGAATACTGTGGAAGTGGCACTAGTAGGCCGGGTGCCCGTGAGCGTGATTGGTAATATTTCAGCAGGTGATCGAGTTGTGACCAGCAATAGAGCAGGTGTGGCAGAAGCATTGGATATGACTCGCTATCAACCAGGTGTGATCATTGGCAAAGCCTTGCAAAGCTATTCAGGCAATGGCGTGGGTGTTATTGAAGTTGTGGTCGGAAGATTGTGATCAAAGATCACAAGTGATTTCTAGACTTGCAATCTTTTTCTGTATGGCATCTAGATTCACGGTGTTCCACAGCCCAGGATGCAATGGTCTTGGCAATCTTCCACTCTGTATCCAGGCATAGCCCACATGTTCATGATTGAGATCGGGAATGAATTCATGATCCACTCTACACCAAAATGTGTGATATTCAAAGCCATGATCAGGTGATGTGAATTTTTCAATAGGAATCAACTGTTCATACTGAGGCATGGTGCCCAGTTCTTCTGCACATTCTCGTTCCACAGCCAGGATCAGTGTTTCGTTGGGTTCTACCTTACCACCAGCAAGACCCCACGTGTCTGGGTATTTTGAATCATTACGTAACAGATACAAGTAGCGACGAGTCCTTGCACAGTAGAACCAAACTCCTACTGCTCTTACAACACCAGGTTCCATGAGCCTCCAGTGTATAGTCCATCTATGCTCTTGACCCACGTGGTACCATTCCAGTAGTATTGTATACCAGTGGTAAGATTGACCACATATTGTGCTTCTGGAGAACCCTGACTGTTGAACGCTACCACCCAACGTGTGCCATCGTATTCAATTATGTCATTGGCATGTGCAATCAACGGTTGTCCACCGGTGCCTTGCCACGCAATAGGATTCACTGAATTGTCAGCAGAACCGGTGCTTTCATTCAACAAGTATCTCTGCCCGGTCATACTACTATCCAACCCATCACCTGGTCCGGCAGTCAGTGGGTTGATCACAGCATCCACCGGGGGCAATGTGTCTTGTGGCGCGGTGTCAGGATTGATGTTGAAGATCAACAATCGATCATCAGCGGGATTAACAGCAATGGTACCTATAATGCTTGAGTCAGGTGCCCAGGGGTTGTCCAGGGTGATATAACTGATACCTGGGCGTAACACACCATAGGCATTGATCACCGTGGGCCAAGTTATCTGCGGATTTTCTACTATGGGAAAAGTAAACGGAGCCAAACTTAGACGGTTGGGATTTACAGGCTGCGCCGGTTGCAACACTTGCAGTTGACCATCCAACAACAACACTTGATAACCCCATGGTGTGACTTTGACTCTGGTACCCAACAACAAGTCATTGTTAGTTATGGCATTTACTGCATCACCTTGAGCATCAAATATGCTGGCAATCACACGTTCTACCACACCCAGTTTCTTGATCTTGGCCGGTGATGAAATCCAGATAGGCATGCTGAATGTCATGGTCATGATATCAATGGGATTTTCTGTGCCCACTGGAACAGTTCTACTGCTCCATCGCACATTGTCAAGATTACACACAGTGAGGCTGGTCCAATCAATGTAGTTGTCTGTGGCTTGTATTTCCAATGCAGGGTTGAACAAAGTTGCAATCTGTTCAAACAACTGCATCTTTTGATTGGTGTTACTGGTCCAGATGTCCAAATCCACAGTGAGTTTGTATGGCACAGGCATGAGTCTTTCTACTTGAAACGCATTACCCTGTGTGGTCTCGTAGGTTTCTGTTGTGGGATTCCATGTGCGTTGACGTACCAACATTTTGTTCACATGATACGGCTCTTGCATGCGTTCACGATCATAAGTCAATCCAGTGATATGAAATGTCATCATTGGAGTGGCATTTAGACTGTTGGCCGAGTTTTGATTTAGTATGGTCTGTGCTTGTCTGCTGGCGTCACCATAGCGTATGGGCACACGAATAAGATCTGATGTACCTTGTTCATTTCGTCCGTATTCAACTTCGAACAAACTGAACATGCGGGTAAATTGCAGTAGATAGCGACGTATTTGTTCGTCGAAAAAAAACATTTGCATAGTTAACTGGACTTCTGATAAGGTTGTGTGGGTGGATACGGATTAGGAGGCAAATTCCCACCTTGATCGCCGTTGGCATCATTGGGTACCAGGGCTTGACTCAAACTCTGACGACTAGGTATGTTGCCAAGATCCGTTGTGCTCACAGTGTATGTATTGTTAACGAACGTACTGCGTAAAGTATCATTAGTGGACCCAGGAGTAAGATTGGTACGTACTTTGCTTTCAATCTTGACCCATACAGAACCATTATATCGGAACAGTCGATTTGGAAAGTAATCCAACCGCAATGCAAACTGTCCAGCAACTGGAGTAGGTGGAAAATTTACTCCAGCTGTGACAGGTAAACCGTTGGGCGGAACACCATCACCGGTCAAGTAGCCTGCGGTGTATCCATCACCTCTCGGAGTGTTACCATCATTGGCCACTGTACGACTGGCATCACTTATGGTATAGTCTGCGGTATAGGTAGCAGATTCTGGGTTAGCAGGTGTGCCGTCAGGATTGGTAGCCACAATATAAAACTTCACAACATCAAATCCAGATGTGGGTACCTCAGCTTCGGCCTGTGCCAAGATTGCATCATTGATCTCCAAGTTTCTAGGTCTGGTACTTTGTACACTTTCCACAGTTGAAGGATTAGCGACCAAGGTCCAATATTGGGTATTATTGATATCTGTGCCCGGCGGCACGTTGCCTTTTGATGTGTAATATGTGTCGCCGTAAAGCACTGTGACTCCGCTGGGATAAAAATTGCCCGGATCCCAAATGTTAATAGGTTCAAAGGGCTGTTTGGTAATCTGGTCAAACTCTTGTGCGTTAACCATAGGAGTAGCTTTCACTCGCCACAAATGCGGCAACCAAGTTTGGCTAAATCCTTCGCTGGCAAAAGCAGCA